ATAGGCTCCGGTCTCGTGGGCTCGGAGATGTGTATAAGAGACAGCCTGAGATACTGATAGTGATAGACTTACCAGTGAGCAAACGTCTTGTCCACCCCTGCTGATCAAAAGGCTTCCACTCCTCGATATTGCCGTCAATGGATACTGAAAAGCTCTCCATATCGGCAATAGTCACAAGATTGCTCTCTGTCGAGCCGTCGCCGCCTGTCTTGTCTATCTTGAACTGGTTTTCATATACGGGATAAACTCCTGTTGTGTTTGCCATACTCATTCATTCCTTTCGTAATATACTGTTGCCTCGATAACATATTCACACACGCCTCGCTCGTCCCTGCCAACAGAAACAGGCTCTTTGCATTCGAGATACTTTACCATAAAGCCGTCAGCCTTATGCTGACGTATATCGGATAGGATATCAAGAACGCTTTGTGCCTTTATCTCTGCCTGCGTGGGAGCATCAGTCCAATGAATAAGCACCGAGATATGTTTTTCAAGTGTTTTTGTGCAGGCTTTTCCGCCTATGCAGATACGCTGTGGCTTTGAGGTCTTTGCGTTGTACACGCCTACGCACTTGTCAAGGTTGCCGTCAATAGTGCCTGCATACACGTCCTGCAATTCAAGGATATCGCTCAGCATATCCGCTATGTTAAGTAAAGTCATACGCCTGTCCTCTTTTTGAACTCTGCCACAAACTCATTCTTGGCAAGGTCCTTTTTATTGCCTGTGATATATGGTTCGAGCCAAGCCGCACCTGCGTTAGGGTTATTGCCTTTCTGAAAATGATACTCAGGGTGATAGTACAAACGTCTTGCCTGCGGAGAGCCTGTCACAAGACTTGCACCGCTTTCGTCAGCGTGGACAAAGGTCTGATTATTCTGCATATCGCCTGTATCGAACGGCATTGTCTGAGCACTCACAAGGTCTGCCCTCACCTGCTCCATAGCCACCTCAGCGGACTTCACAGAGGCGTCCTCGATAGCCTTTATCGCCTGCATATCAAGCTTTATTTCAATGCCCACTATATCAACTCCAATCTTGTGTAATTCACCCTGCCGTCAGGGTCTTTGGCTTTCTCAGAGCCATATATCTTGTACGTCCTGCCGCCTATGACCGCATAGCCCTCTATAACAGCGTTATCAGGGGGTATCTCTCCGCAGAAAAGAGCCTCGCCTGACAAGGTTATAAGCTGTTTCTCTGCGGATAATTTCTGCCTTGACTTCTCAGAGTGAAAGCATTTGCCCTCAAATATGACCGTCTGCTTCTTTGAGCCGTCACGATTAAGTCCGTCCGTTCGATAGACCTTGCATGGCGTTTTGCATACCCTTTCAGGTACAAGCTGAGGAAACTTCATCACATCAGCCCCCTATAACATAGTCCTGTCTGCATAAGCACATTGTAGACCTGACGTGTTGTGATAACGCCGTCAAGAGATACCACCTTTGACTTATCGAATGACATTGAAACTCCGCTTATGCTGTAAGCGCTCAGAGGGCTTTCTAACAGCTCCGAATTGTCATAGATGAATTTCATCTGCAAGGCTGTGGAACGCTTTATACGCTCTCTCTGAAAGTCTGTAAAACTGTCAATGCCCTCTGCTGTTATGCGGTTGAAAGTCAGCGTGTCGATATCGCTTTCTGCTCTTTGCCGAATTGCTGAGAACTGTTCTTCGGAGATATCACACTCAGGACAGATATTGCAAAACTCAGTAGAAGTGAGGTACATATCCCTCACCCCTTACTCGCTGTACTCTGCTGTGTCAACGTCAGCGTAAATGCTGTCTATCTTTCCGTCCTTGCCGTTCGGGAAAGTGAAAACATCTGAGAACGCTCTGTTCTGATAGAGCCAGCCGTCACCCTCTGTGTGTCCGCCCGGAGCAAAGCTGTAAATGCTGTTGATCTTAGGTACTATCTTTGTGGTCTCAGGTGTTGCGATAAGCACGTTTATCTTATGCGAACCTGCGACTTTTTCATAGTATGTATCAAGTGCAGACTTGCTCGGTGTGCCTGATACCTTAGTGTAAGAACCGCTTGATTCGGTGTAATACTCCTTGCCGCTCACGATATCGGTATCAGCGGTCTTTACATAGCTTGCAGCGCAAGGCTCAAAGCCGCCGTCCTCAGGGTCAAAGTTGAAGCGGTCATAGAAACGCTCATCATCAATGACCTCCATGATAGGCACTCCGTCAATGTCGGTCACTCTTGTTCTAAGACCAAGTCCTCCCTCTGCGATCTGCGTCATTTCTATCTTTCTCGTGAACTTGTCAGACTGCTCCAGCAGGTCCATAATTGTGGAAGTCACATACATAATGAGCGAGCCATTAGACTTATATCTTCTCAGCTTGCCTGATGAAAGAAAGCCTTTGAGCTTGTCGAACACGTTACCCTTTGTGTATGATGAAGCGGCTGTTGATGAGTGATAGCCCTCAAGCTCTGCCGCTCTCTGAGCTGTCTTTGAGAAGAACAGAGCGTCCGTTTCGGGAGCAGACTGTGTTTTCTCAAATACCTCTGAGATGTTTTTGATAGACGCTGATGAGTTCGTTTCGTCAACGTCAGCCTTATCCACAAGAAACTCAACATCACGGTCGTGTGTGAGTGTGAAAGGCACGTCCGTCTGAACATACTTACCTGTGTTCCAGCCGCCGTTTCTGTTGTGGCTCTTGTAGCCTGATGTTGACATCTGTGTGAAGTGGAAAGTCTTTGCGTCAAGCCACCTAACGTTCTGTGTGATGAACGGACTTGACAGTGTTTCCTGGATCCTTATCTCCAAGAGCTCGGGATTCCATACTTCTGCATAATTAAGATTTGGCATGATTCATTCCTCCTGTTTTTACTTGAATTTGTTCCAGCGTTTCTGCGCTGTTGGTTTGCTCTGTGGCTTCTTTTCATCAGTATCCGAAGATCCTGCACCGACCTTAAAACCGCCCTGCTTTTTGCCGTCGGACTTTTTGCCACCCTCGCCTTTCATGTCTGGATACTTCTTCACAACCGCAGAAAGGGCGGCGTTGATATCCTGCTGACTGCCGTTTCTCACATAGCTTTCAGCCACCGCAACAGCGTCCTCGATACAGTCGGGCTTGATACCAAGCTGCATAGCGGCTATCTGAGTTTTGAGCCTGAGTATCTCCTGGTCTTTTTCGTCAGGTGCGTTCTCAGCATTGTCCTGCTTGTCGGACTTATCCTCGTTTGGCTGTTCCTGCTTATCTTCCGCAGGCTTGTCGGCACCCTCACCGTTCTCGTCAGCCTGACTATCGTCCACCGCAGGCTGTTCATTGTCGGCAGAGTTCTCATCTGCCTTGTCCGCAGGCTTTTCCTCAGCCTTTGGCTCGTCCTTTTTCTCCTCGTGAGTATCGGGAGTTTTCTTCTCCTCCTCATCAGTGAGTTTCTTTTTCTCGTCCATTTTCTGACCTCGCTTTCTTAAATTTGTGTATGAAAAAAGCACCCGTTAAGGTGCTTAGTTCCGATATTTGGGTATAAAAATACCGCCTCGCCGTAGCGGAGCGGTTAGATTTATAACTGACCGATATAATCCAAAATACTTTCGCACATCAAGCCTTCTTCATTTGGATTATAATTTTCATCCAAACAGTTCAAAGTCAGGTAATCACCAACTTTATCTTCTATGACATCAAGTTCATCATTTGGGTCAATACCAATAGAAACAAGAAACTCTTTTTGTTTTTCTGACATTATAATCACTTCCTTTTGTACTTGTTGATTTTGTTCTTGCCTGTTTTCCATATAGTTGCGATAGTTCCAGTTTGGGGATTTACATTAACAGTTGCTTTCTCACCAATAAATCGTTGGCTTGGTCTGCCCAAACTATCAATTTTAATTTCATCAATATACAGCGGGTTTATAAGTGCATCTTTTATATCATTTACAGAAACCTTTCTTTCGGAAGCTCGCTCTTCCATATGTTTTGAAAATTTCGTTACACCAATTCCGTTAGATGTTGTTAATTCAATTTTATCATCTTTTTCCTTTTCTGTCAAGCCGCCATACACTTTCTCCCTAGAATAATCCCTCCGCAGAACTTCGCTGTTAGCGTTTATAAAGGCTTTCAATTCCTGCTGTGCCTGCCTTACTTTCTTGCGGTAGGCTTTTGCTGTGTCGGGGTCGAGAGTGCCTGCCGCAAAGCGTTTTAGCTTGCGGACTTTCCGCTCCATTGCACGCTGTTTCTGCTCAAGCTCTCGCTGCTCTTTTATCTTCTCCGCCGGTATCGGCTCAGGTATCTGCGTTCTGCCGTGTATGTACTGTGTCATTGTGTGACGGCAGTTGGGGTGGAAAAGCCCGTTCTTTACGGCGTATGACAGCAGCCAAAACCACTCACCGCAGTAATTTGATTTGCCCTGAAACTCGTCCTTTTCACCCTCCCATACTGTGAACACATCATCAATGTACACCTGCCCCTGCCAAGGCTCGCAGGTCTTTGAACAGCCTCCGTATTGTGACACAAGCACAGTATCATAGCCAAGCTCTGCAAAGCGTTTCGCCGCACCCTGCAACGCTGCCCTTGTGGACGTTGTCCTAAGAGCCATTCGCACATAGTCGGCAATGTTCACTCGCTTGCCGTCAGCGTATACGATACAGTTTATGCCCTTGTCGAGGAAGTCCCTTGTGGCAAGGTCGATAGCCTCGTTAAGCGTCATAGAGCCTGTTCCCATTGCAAGCTGTACCCTATTCAAAGTCTGCCTGTAAATATCGTCTGTCATTCGCAGAGCGGCTGTTTCAGCGGTCTTTTCAAGGGTGGTGACGTCTTCCATAAGCTTTGCCATTTTCTTTTCGTTCACGCCAAAGAAATGCTTGTCGGGGATAGGTGTTATAGGCTCGTCAGAAAGCTCCTGGGCACTCCTTTGTGCCTGCTGCTGACCCTCTTGAAACTGCTCCGTCATAAGCTGTCTTGTCTGATCGTCGATAACGTCAACGTACTCGTTCATAATGTCGAGGTTTTCACGGCGGAAGTTCTCCATATTTTTCAGTTTCTCAGCCTGCCAAGCAGACCATTCAAAGCCGTAACGCTGTTCCTCCGCCTTGTGCCTTTTGAGATTGCGTTTCAGTGAAGATATGAGCCTTAGCTCTATCTCCTCAAATATTTTTGCGATGTCCTTAAAATTAAGCGTACTCATCACCTACCGCAGTAGGCTCACCCTCTGTAAGCCCCTTTTCCTGCATTATCCGCTTGACCTCTGCGGCTTTCCAATCGTCCTCCTTAGAACTGCCCCACAGTTCCTCCACCTGCGTTTCAACTGACATAATACCATACGTGCTTGCCTTGCCCACAGTCTCAACTCTGCTGTCAAAGTCAGGTGCACCGTACTCGCCAAAGTCAACTGTCACCTCATAAGTCTCAGGGGCTTTGCCCTGCATATTGTCATAGGTCATAAGCACCGCAGAAACAAGCTGCGGCAGAGCCTTTTCAAGAGCCGTTGTGATAGTGTTTCGGGTGTTGCCTGTGACGTCTTTCTTCTCCCGTTGAGCGTCCGCACTTGACATTTTGCCCACATCTATGCCAAGCGTGGCAGGAGATACAAGCCCTTGCAGACACATAAGCAGGCAATTTGTATAGCTTGCTACAAACGCTTCATACTTGATATCAGGCTGAACTACTTCTATCTTAGGCGCTGCACCCTCTGCCGAAAGCGGTGGATCAATGCTTATGTAACTGTTGCCGAACTGGTTAGGCGCTTTAAGCTTACCGCTTGCAGGATCTCTAGGTATCATGCTTTCGGGAATATACTGCTTTACCCTGCCTGCTCTGATAGCGTCCCACCATTGTGAGATCACCTCGTCCAAAGCGTCAAAGCAATCAGACTTACCACCGTCAAAAATGCTCTTGCCTCTGTTTGGATACTTTCGTGATGAAAAGAATTTCAGCGGCACAGCCATTATATACTCGCCCTCAAACTCAGTTCGGGGCGGTATCTGTGCAAGGCAAGGCACGTTGTCCAAGCCGACCTCGTGACCGTTACCGTCATACAGACGGCTTTCTATGTATCCCTTGCCGTAATGCTCTTCAAGGTGAAATTTCTTTGAGCCTGCATAATGCACAGAATGAAAAACGACCTCGTTCAGCAGACCTCGTACAAAGTTATACTCCACTTTGTCAGCACCGATAAACTCGACTATTGGCGTATCAGAAAGCTCAGTATCCACCGATATTTTGAAAGCTCCGTCGCCGTCAACAAGTGCGGTAACTATCGCCTTGCCTGTCAGCTCTGTGAAGTCTATATGCTCGGAAATATTATCAAAATCAGCCTTTGCTTTGTCCCCTGTGACCTTGATATCGTCCATATCAGAATAGACAATGTATGAAAGCGTATCGGCGATTATTGCAGGCAGACCGCTATGTATCTTGCGTATCTTTTCTTTCTCAGGGACGCTGCTCCAGAATGAATTTGTGCCTAAGTTAAGCTGACGAAAGAACTGTGAAAGCTCTGCGGCGTCACCACGATACCAAAGCTGTGACCTTATCACATCGGTCATAAAACCTGTTTTCTCTGTGATAGTTATACTGTATTCGGGTGCAGGCTGGATATCAAGCCAGTTTCTTATCATATTTTTCACCTTGCTTCCTATGCTGAATTTAATCAATCTTCACACTTCCTATCTTGTCACGATACGGCAGCCAAGCATACTGACAGGAATTGATAAGGTGGTCGTTGCCGTCCTCCGGCTCAGCCTTATCCTCTTTCCAACTGTATATGTTAAGCTCGCCTGCGTACTCCTTGCAATGCTCAAGGATATAAAAATCACCTGCCGCCAGCCAAGCTGACTGCAAGTGTATTCGGTCGATTATTTTCGTTTTCTTGAATGCCGGGATAAAATTATATATGCTGCCTGTGAGCCGCCCGAACTTCTGACATTCAAGTATGGTCGCCTGATCTGCGCTGTCGATATACACATCTCGTGCAAAGCCCCACGTTCTGCGGTTTTTCTCCAAGAACGCCGTGAATATTTTCGGTATGTCGGAGGGCGTGAGAGGCACTTGTCTGTCACGATTGTTATACACTTCCTCGTCAAGAGTGATGCACTTTCTGTCAGCCGTTATGCCCACAAAGGTGAACGCTATGGTATCAGGTGAGGATTGCGAGTAAGCGGTGTCAAGCCCGGCTGAGAAGTACACATAATTGAAAGCTTTCGCCTGCTCCGCTGTCAAGATATTTCGCTTTTGCAGGTCAAACACAAGCCCTGTTGCACGTCCTCTCAGACCGAGTATCTTGTTCTTATACAGCTTTGTGCCTTTCGGAGCGGCAGCCATTTTCCGTTTGATATCATCATCAGTAAGTGAAAGATTATCACGAAAAGTAAAGAACCAGTACCGCCAATTGGGTACAGGTTCTTCTGTAAGCTCTTTCATTATCTCCGCAGGCACGTCACAGGCGTATTTCTGATACGGACGTGAGCGGTTGACAAATTCTTTGTACACAGGCAGAGAGGGGTCGTCAGGGTTAAGGGTCGCCATAAGGTAATCGTTACGGGTTGACATCTCACGGACAAACTCGATATCAGCGGTGTTTATCTCGTCGATATAAACGCAGCCGAACTGAGCGCCCAGCACCATTTCCCACTTATCCTTGTTATCATATCCCAGAACATAGATTATCTTGCCCTCAAACTTGATATGCGGCAGTTTGTAGTCCTTATCACCGTTGCCGAAGTACCGAGCATTGGTGTGCAGGTCAAGAATGCCGTTATCCTGCTGAATGATAGTTTCCTCAGCCTTTCCCGTAGTCTTAGCGGCAATGACGTGAAGCTTTTTCCTGCTTGCCGACACCATACGCATGAACTTTATGCCTGCGCCCACAGTTGTTTTGCCGCTTGCGGTAGTCCCCTCAAGGAAGTCCGCAGACACACCCCGAACGCTGTTGATGAAGTCCATATACTTCTGTGACAGGGGAAACTTACTCGTCAAGCCCCTCACCGCCTATCTGAGCGAAAACGTCTGAAAGCTTTTCAGAGGTCTTGACCTCCGCCTGTATCTTAGCCACATACTCTCCTGTCATTTTATTGAGGGTATCGACGGCTCTGATACGGTCAGCAGGGTCATTCTTGCCGTCCTTAGCGATATCAGACAAGAGTGCCTGCCTCTCCTTTGCGGTCATTATACGCTCGTCCTGAGCTTTCTCGGACAGCACACGGATATACTCCGCAACACTAGGATTATCTAGGATTTTGCAGGCGTCAGCTTTCGCATACTTCTCGCTGTATCCTGCCTTTATAGCACTCTGAACGGTGTTGCCGCTCTGAGCATAGTATTCTGCAAATTTCTTTTGCCGTGCTGTCATGAGGGCACCGTCCTTTCTGAGATTTTGATATAAAAAAGAACTGCCACATTGTTGTAGCAGTTCGTAAGATTATTTTTTGTCAATGATATAATTTAATTCATCAGCAGATAAGTTCGTTGAATAAATACCTTTTTCTTTATCCTTTGTAACTTCATAAAATCTTTCAAGCATTTCTTCATACCTAGGCAATATGTTCCAATGGCTATTAAACTCACAATTTTCAAATTCCTCAAACTTGTGATTATTTTTCACAAGCCATTTAGCGTAAACATAATGTTCTGTTTCTTCATTTCCGTCAAAGCCTCTGAACATATAGTCTTCACGATCTAGGCCTGTCACATCTTCAAGATTGTCAAAAGAGAAGACCATACGTCTAAACATACCTAAAATTTCATACACTTTTTCGGAAACTGATTGTGGCACTTCAAACAACGACGGACCTATATCGTCATATTCATATTCAAACCCCTGTGCGAGAATATCTTGATATATCTCATATTGTTCAGCGCTATCAGTGTCAAGGCGTTTAAGTATCTCATACTGATTAAAAAGTATTATTCTGTCTTTTCTGCTAAGTTCCATTTTAGAACCTCCTTTTGTTCATTTTCTATATATTAGCATATAAAGCATAAAATATCAAGGTTATAAACAAAAATTCTCCCTACTGCACAAAATCATTTTGACTTTTTTATGCATTACTTCAAGTTTTCGACATTTATGAACTTTTTACGACACAACGCAAAAGCGACCGCAAAATGCAGCCGCCCTTGTGAAATATTATAAGGAGTTTTTGTAAATGGTGGAGCAGATCTGAGCGCTGGCACGCTCTCGACCTGCATAAGCCCCTTACGGGGCTTAGAAAATTGGAGGTGACTTCAATGAAAGTACAAGTCTGAGGTACATCTACACTTTCCTCAGTTTAAATTATAACATAGTGAAAACCGACAAAACCGACAAATTAAGATTTTTTTGAAATATATCTTTTTATCTTCTTTTCAACTGCGTCCTCTGTGATTCTCCCACCACTAACCTGCATAGCTATCTGCAAGTACGTCTTACCCTTGATGAATTTCAGCACGAACATTCGCCGCGTCTGATAGTCCTCTATCCCCTTGATAAACTCCTCCACAGCCATCTGCTCACGCTCTAATCGTGCCTGCTCACACAGCAATGAAAGTGTATCACCGCTTGGCAAGAAGCCGTCTATGCGTGTGCTGTGTGGTGTGTAAGACGGCGGAGTGCATACGCTGATACTGTCGGCAACGTACTTGCCTGAAAGCTCTGTTTTGATGTCCTCAATGGCTGAGGCGTTCCTGCGGTAGGCTTTCAGGCGTGACATGGTCATAGGGTCGTTTCTTTCCATAGGATCTCTCCTCTCTTATTCCCAGCACAACATACCCGTTCTTTATTCCCCAGCCGTTGAGGATATATGTTATCTTGTATGTGTGCCCTGATATCTCATGTTTTGCGTGTTCTCTTACTGTGCCGTCTGAGCTACGATAAGACGTTCCGTCCGTCGGTATAAATCTTATCAGATCTCCTGTCTGAAAACCTCTGTCATTCTTTCTGACCTCAAAAGTTTTCTCACCGCTCAGAACAGCGCCACAAAAGTCTATGCTAAGTTTCAGATTATGTGTTTTCACTCTTACCCCTCCTATAAACTCATCTGACTATCATCATAGTCAACTTTCCTCGTTGTCAGCTTGCCGTGATAATCAAGATAGCTGTTCAACCTTTTGTACCTTTCGCTGGTCTTGTCAGCCATAAATCTATTGTCCTGCTCAGGCGGAGTTGGCAGGTAATACTCCTGTGGGATTTCCAAATCGTTAGCTGTGCAGATATCCAGAATATATTGCTTGTATGCCAGAACGTGGTTTCTGCACAAATTGGCATTACAGCCGTCAGGCCATGAAGGGTCACTGCAGCCATGCTCGATAATGGACTTGTACCGTTCTATCGACTTTGCGAGTTCTGCCGAATACTGTTTTAACAGTTCTTCGGGTGTTTTACATTTTGCCATATTATCACTCCTCACACCTCAACTCTTCCAGCCTACAATACACCAACGTGTTGCCACAAGTCTTGTCAGTGATCTCCGCTTGATAGAAGAACTGACCTGTCTTACTGCTCTTGCGGATAATGCACCCTGTCAGTTCGTAGCAATCAGAGCCGTTGTAACTCACCCTGCGTCCAAGACTTTTCTTTACTTCGTGTATCGTCATAGCTTCTCTATCCTCACATAAATGCCGGGTATGTCCGCCCAAAACTTCTCGCATATCTCACTCGCCACAAGTTGGTCGTCTGTCCAGAAGTCAAGCTTTGTCATACAGTCCTTGAACATCTTCTGCAGGTTGTCTGTGTCAGGCTTGCTGATCTTGTACTCTCCGTTCTTGTGTTTGCCGTCGTTAGGAAACAGCCACTTTGTTATCAGCCTTATCCCACAGATGTATTTTTCAGGCGGTCTGTGCCTTGCAAGGTTTGCCGTGAGCTTTTCTTTTGCCGCCTTTACTTCGGGTGGGTCATAAAATATCGGCTTGCCATTTCTCACTGCCACCTTGTGCTCCTGCGCTGTAGCCGTCGGCGGTATCATCGCCATAAAAAATTCAGTCATCATCTTCCTCCTCGCATTTGAAATCTACTCCGTGCCACTTGTGTGACTTGTCATCATACACCAATGCTCCCGACTGTTTGACCATATCCCAAATGTATTTGAGTACCTGCGGCTGTTTCACGAGCCACCAAAGCGTGCGTGATTTTCGATAGTCGAAATCTTCATTAGGCAGCTTATGAAAAAGCGGTGGCATTTTCTTAGCTGCATTAACAACGTCTTGCCTTGCCTTACTTCTTGTTGCTTTCATCTGCGTGTGCTCCTCTCGTGCGTCATTATTCTGATTACTTTTTCGTCGGGGCAGTTTCAAGCCCCCGACAAAAAGTATTGTTTATAATAATAGATTTGTCTGTCCGTCCGACAAACTCGGTAATTTTCGATATTGTCCGACAAGTAAAAAGCTCGATTTTGTCCCTGACACTTTTCGATTTTTTTCTGTCTGTCTAAGTTCAAAAATTCGATTTTGTCTTGTCTGTCTACTGAGCTTTTAAGCCGCATTCTCCCTCTTCTATCCAAAAGCCACCATGCTCTTTGAGGTATCTTCCAACGGTCTTTTCGCTCTTTCCTATGTACTCCGCCAGCTCAGAAATACGGCACTTGCCGTTCTCCTGCACACCGCTGAAAGCTGTTTCAATGCTCTCCTTGCGCTCCTTGCTGCGGTCTTCATTGGTCTTTTTCTTGCTGAAATTCTTTTTCCAATTCGGTGTGATGTCCTCTACCTCGCAGTCTTTAAGCACGCCCACAGTATCCTCTCTGTGAACAGGATAATCAAACCACATATTGAGGGGAGCAAACTTCGGGAACTCTCTCAGAGTACCCTCTATACGCCATGCCGTGCGGTTTCTTACTGCAAGCTTAGCCTTGTCTATTTCGGCCATCATAAGCTTGTATGAGTTCGGGTGCAGGTACTTGTGCGTTATCTCAAGCATTTTTGACGGCGTAACAAGATCGTCCTGTGAACAAAGGTCATCAGTATTTCTGTAAAATCTCCTCATCCAGTCCTCACAGATACGGCAAACAGTTTCGTCCTCCTGCTGCTTGTAAAGGCTGTCTGAAATGTCAAGCTCTGAAAGGTCAAGAAGTGCGTCAGGGTCACGGGCGAATACTCCTGAACCGCTGGCTCTGTCCATTGAACGCTTACCACCCTGCGCTCCCTTTGAGTGGTGGTGGCAGTATATGACCGCACAGCCAAGCTCTGTGCATACCTTGTCAAACTGGTTGCAAAAGTGCGCCATTTGGTCTGCTGAGTTCTCATCACCTGTTATGACCTTGTAGATAGGGTCTATTATCACGGCAATGTAATTCTTCTTGCTTGCTCGGCGTATAAGCTTTGGTGCAAGCTTGTCCATTGGTACGCTGTGACCTCTCAGATTCCATATGTCTATGCTGTTGAGGTTTTCAGGCTCTAGGTGCATTGCGGTGTACACGTCCTTGAAGCGGTGCAGACAAGATGCTCTGTCAAGCTCTAGGTTGACGTATAGTATCTTTCCTTTGGTGCATTGCCAGCCAAACCACTTGACCCCCTCAGCTATCGCCACGCACATTTCGATAAGTGCATAAGACTTGCCTGCCTTTGACGGACCTGCAATGAGCATTTTGTGACCCTGTCTGAGAACGCCGTCAATAAGTGGTGGTGCAAGCTCAGGCAGGTTATCCCACTCAGCACTCAGGCTCTCAGGGTCGGGGAGATCATCATTGATACTCTCTATGTAATCTTTCCATTCTGAAAAGCTTTCTTTTCCTATGTTCTTGTCAATGATGAACTGTTTCTTGCCGTTCCTCATAACGCCTGGCATACGGCTAAGACGTGAGGGATTGCGGTTTTGTTTATCTATGTCAAGACCGCTTTCTTTGCAGACCTTGTAAAGAAAATCAACACGCCTGCGGTATTCATCATAGTTGGGAGCGTCTATCTTGACGATAGCGTGAACGCTCTTTCCACCGCTGTATACAAGCACAGCGATAGGAAGTTCAAGCTCTCTCATCACAGCATTCTGCTGTTCTATAGGCATACTGTCGCTTTCAACAAGAGCATAGCGGTAGTCTGTTACATTCTCGTTCTTTACGCCCTTGCCGTCAAGAGGATTGAAGCGGATCCACGCTCCGGCTTCTTCCTTGTAGTCGCCAAACACCGCACCAATGTCGCCGTTACATTCGCCAAGCCTCTTGATAAGCTCCCCTGCCGTCCTGTCACAGCAGCCCTTTGTGGGTAGATACCTGGTCTTGCCGTCCTTTTCTGTTTCCCACGTTTGCGTAACATAGCCCACGTTCTCTCCTGCTTCAAAGAGTGTTTCAAGATATGTGACTATCTCCTTGACAGGATCCCATTGAGCAGGCTCGGTGATCGGTATGCCCTCACCGCCGTTTACAAGGGGACTGCTTTCTTCTGCAATTATCTCGCCGTCCCAATCGTATGCCTTAAACTCATGGGGGCTGTATCCTCTTTCCTTTGCCATTTGCACGATAGTTCCTGCGGTCACGGGCTGAGCATTGCCGTTAAAGCCTTGCCACTTGTGTTCACACTCACCGCTGTGATAACGGCTGTCTGACCTCGACCAACTGTCCCAATCGTTCACGGAATAGCCCTCGTGCTTGAGAGCCATTCCCACATTGACCCATTCCTGATAATCACAGCTTGCAGGGTCTATGTATTCAAGCATTTTAAGCAAATTTGTGTTATCCATTCACTTCTCCTTAATTCTCAGGTGTGTATGTTTTCGGGTCGATATCTCTCGGCACTCTCCAACCATTGGCAGAGATACGGGCTATCAACCTGCTTGCATTGTCAAAGCTCCAAGAGCCAACGTGCTCAAAGCCCTTGCTTTCAAGCAGTCTTATCTGCTTTGGAGTGGTAAGTCCTGCATTGCGGCGCTTTTCAAGGCGGTCAAGGATAAGCTTTGCCTTGCCTGCGTTGTCTATATCGTCAGGGAAAATGCCCAGCTTTTCAAGCTTTGCTTTCTGCTTGTCGGTAGCAGGAGCACACTCCCAGCCAAAAGCAGGAACGTAAGAGGACAAGTCCTCAGCCTGTATGGACATTTCATACTGCAAAGGGTCAACGAGCTTTCGCTTGCGTGTTTTCATTTCTTTGAGCTGCTTTGCCAAAGACTCTTCACGCTGTGCCACAACGTCCTCGCTTGCCTGTTTTTCTGCCTCTTCGATATCCACTGCACAGCCTGCCTCATTGGCAAGATTTTCGGTCATTTTCTCAGCGACCTCTTCATTCTGACAGATAAGGTGTGCAGGTCTGCAAAGCTCGTGGCGTTCTGTGTGCCATAGGAAATCAAGCAGTAAAAGCTCTGTCTTTCCCTCGCAGAGCCTTGTACCTCTGCCTACCATTTGACAGTAAAGCCCACGCACTTTTGTTGGTCTTAGCACGATAACGCAGTCAACTGACGGACAGTCCCAGCCCTCTGTGAGGAGCATTGAGTTGCACAGCACGTTGTATTCGCCCTTGTCGAAAGCTTCAAGTATCTCCGCTCTGTCTGTGCTTTCTCCGTTGACCTCAGCAGCGTTGAACCCTTTGCTGATAAGGATATCACGGAACTTCTGAGAGGTCTTGACAAGCGGCAGGAACACAACTGTCTTGCGTTCCTTACAGTATTTGAGCATTTCATCAGCTATCTGATAAAGATATGGGTCAAGTGCCGTGTCGATATCACTAGCCTTGAAATCTCCTGCCTGAGTTGAAACTCCTGAAAGGTCAAGTTTTAGCGGTATGGTGATAGCCTTAATAGGTGAAAGATAGCCCTCTTTGATAGCCTGCGGCAGGGTGTATTCATATGCAAGGCTGTCGAACACCGAGCCTAAGTTCTTCATATCGCCCCTGTCAGGTGTAGCCGTCACCCCAAGCACCTGAGCCTTTGGAAAATGGTCAAGCACTCTCTGATAGCCGTCTGAGATAGCGTGATGAGCCTCGTCAATGATAATGGTATCAAAGTAATTTTCCGAAAAGCCTTTGAGCCTTTTCTCACGCATAAGGGTCTGAACTGAGCCTACTACTACACGATACCAAGAGCCTAAACAACTTTGTTCTGCTTTCTCGGTGGCACAGCCAAGCCCTGTTGACTTCATAAGCTTGTCAGCCGCCTGGTCGAGCAGTTCGCCCCTGTGGGCAAGGATAAGCACACGCTTACCCTGCCGCACACATTCTTCCGTAACAGCCGAGAAAAGTATTGTCTTTCCCGTTCCTGTGGGCAGAACTGCAAGGACTTTGTTTATTCCCTCAGACCATTGTTCGAGTATAGCAAGCTTAGCCTCGTTTTGATATGGTCTTAAATTCATCATCAGAACGCACCGGCTTTCCAGCCACCTGTCTGAGCAGGCTGACTATACTGTGGTGTCTGCGTCTGAGCAGGCTGAACGGTAGTAACATTCTCGTCATAGGCATAGAGCTTTTTAATCTTGTTGGACTGCCTGTCCTCACCGTCCTTGTTCTTGTAGTTGTCAACGTAGACGTGACACTTGCCCTTTTTGCCTGTGATAGCGTTCCAGTTCATTTTCAGCGGCTCGCCATGCTTTTTTAGCCCGAGAGCCAGGAAAAGTGCTGAGAGCTTCCACTCAAACTTGTTGCAAAGGAAGAAGTTCTCTGTTATCTCCACGCTGTCCTCTGCACCCCAAATGGTGAATGTGACCTTTGCCATATTGCAGGGCGGCACTTTTGCCGACCCCTCGTGTCTTGCACGTTCGTACTTTGCAACTGTGAAGTCATAGTCCCCCTCAGGGAGCAGGACAAAGTCCCCACCCTCGTTGACTATCTCATCTTCCCAGCCGTATTCCATAAAATTATCCATAGTGTTGTCCTCCTTTTAAAATGGTACTTTCTGATTTTCTCTGATAAGCGGCAGCATTTGTTCCCAAGCACCTATCAAACAGCCCTGTACGAAGTCGTCAGGATAGTTTGTAATAGGAGTATCATAAGGGAAATAGTTTCTCTGCGATACCACAAGCCGTATATCCGATTCGCTTACGTTGTTGGCTCTCATAAGGTCTGCAAGTGCTTTCGGTATGCCATCAGGGATAACGATAGGTGGTGCAACGTCCTCAAAGCCGCTGAGATCTGTAAGGGGCTCTTCTGCCTTTGGTGCAGCTGTTGACTGAGCCTGCTGCAATGTCACTGCGTTTGATGTCTTATGAGGTGGCTGCGGTGCTGCTTTCGGCTGTGCAAGCTGCTCTTGCACACGTCTTGGCATCGGCACAGGCTTAGGCATTTCAGCAGGCTGTGTATACGCAAACAGGTGAGCTATACCACTATACTCAAAAGGCATTTCAGACGGAAGTCCGTCACGATTTTTAGCGTCCCAGCAAGGGTGATGTGTGGTGTACATAACACGGTCACCGCCCTGAGCCTTGAACTTCTTGCCGTCCTTATCCACAGCTACTGCATATGTTTTGTAGTTTGCAAACAGCACCATATCTGCCCATTCTTTCACAAGAGGTGATATCTGAGAAGAAGTTTTCTTGCCGAGTTTCAGTTCCCAGCGGTCATAAGCACCCAGCTCGTCAGGCTGTTCAAACTTTCTCATCTGAGCATGAGCTGTAAGTACAACGTTGATACCGCTGTCAACTACCTCCTGCAAGAGATTAAGAAACTTGCCTATCTCCTCTTTCTCGTAGACGTAGCCGTTACCGTAGCCGAAATCTTCAATGCCTTTCTTCTGATGTGCCGAGCAGATCGTTTCAATGCAAAGCTGTTCAGCCCAATCAAAGGTATCAATGACAAGGGTCTTGCAGAGCCTGCCGTTCATAGCTTCCTTTACCTCGTTTTTGAGCATTTCCCAGCTTGTTGGCTTAGGGAAACGTCTGATGTTCAGTTTCTTTGTACTGCCCTCTGTATCAATAAATACAGGGTCGGGGAACTGAGCCGCAAAGGTGGATTTGCCTATGCCCTCAGGACCATATATCACGACTTTCTGTGCGGAGCTTACAACTCCTGATGTTATCTCATACATTAAAATGCACCTGCTTTCCAAGTTTTCGTTTCTGTGTTTTCTTCCTTGTCATTGTCCATTGACCTGCCGTCCTCGATAATGATACTGCACTCGTCACCTGTAGAAACTCTTGTGGCTATCGCCTGCAAGCCCTGTGCTTCGAGCCACTTACCGAAGTCTTCAAGGGTGTCGGTATCCATTTGTTCAAGCTTGTCCAGCAGGACAAAGCCGCAGTCAGGGTTGAGCTTTCTCACGATAGAGGTAGCGACGATAAGCTGTTCAGCACCGCTTATACTGTCCCACTTATGCCCATTATACAGCAGCTCTCCGTCCTCAACGGAAAGACCCTCAAGGGGCAGGTCGGCACTGCCCAGCAGGTCAGTTTTAGCCTGCCTTACGCCCTCTATTTGCTCAGTGAGATATGTATACTGTGAACGGTAGTCCTCAGCGTCTATCTCAGCTTTCTCCCTGTCGAGGTTTGCTCTTATCTTCTTGTTCAGCTCCTCGATATCTGAGATATTCTTTTCAAGCTCCGCTGTGCTTTCGTCCACAAGGTCTTGAGCGTCAAGGCTTGCAAGCTTGAAGTTGTTCACTGCCGCTTCATAGCTTGCTTTTGCACGTTCATAGGCGGATTTAGCAAGCTCCAGCTGCTTTTCATAGTATTCTTTCTGGTCACGCTTACGCTGATTTTCGCCGTTGCGGGCAAGTATATCCTGCTGCTGTCTGATAAGCTCCGAAGCCGAAACAGGCTCGGCAGGGACGTTTGCGTACACAGGCATTTCCTTTGCGAACTTAGACTTCTGGTCTGCTATCCTGCCGATAGCAGTACGCTGGTCATAGAGGGAATGTTCCTTATGTTCAAGCTGATAGAGCGTATCGCCCACGCCGATTATTTTCAGCAGAGTTGAAGCTTTTTCCTTGCTTGACTGATTTATGAACTTAGGCAGGTCAAGTGCAAACTGTTCAACAAAGCTGTTCAAAAGCTGCTGACCGCCTTTCTTGCCTGTGCTGTCCGTGACTTTGAGTGAGCTGTTCTTGCCCGAACGCTCCACCACGATTCCGTTGTCGAGGGTGATCTTCAAGTGCGGTTCGACAACAGACCCCTCACGCTGAGGAGAGGACGGCTTATACTTGTCACCGCCAAGCGCCCAAGCGATAGCGTCAAGCACAGAGGTCTTGCCCTGCCTGTTCTTACCACCGATAACAGTAAGCCCATTCTTTGCAGGCTCAAGCTGTACGGCTTTTATTTTCTTTACGTTTTCAAATTCAAGTGAGTTTATTTTTACTGACATTTTTCATTCTCCTTCAACTGGTTTTTCATCCATTCATCAAACTTTTGCAGTTCTTCATCTGTCGGCTCGTCCTCAGGTCTGCCCTTATCAAAGCCCAACGTACAGCCACTTTCAAAGCAACAGCCTGCTAGGTCGGCAGAGCATTCCACATCATCGCCATATTCACGATATCCCCAAGCGCAATCCTGACAGCACTTCATGACAGGATCTATACAGCGTGTTGGCAAGCCTTTCATTTGCCGTCACCGCCTCTCAGCCTCTCGATGTTGTGCTTGAAAGCCTCAACATATCCTGTCAGGAATTCGTTTGGGTAATCATCGAGGGCTATTTTCGCCATTTCCTCTATTCCTTCTTGACAAATGTCAAGCAATGTGCTATCATCAAGGTGTGTTGAATTGGTATCTTTTGATACCTCCGAGCTTGTGCTGTTGGCAGACAGTGCAGGCTCGTTTTCTTTTATGTAGAGGGCAAAATACACGCCACATCTATAAAATCTTTTGCCAAGCGGACATTGTGTGCAGTCCATATTTCCGTCAGTGCAAACCTCCACCGCCTTTTCAATTTCCTCTTTCGTTATCATCTTTATCCTCCCTTACCGGCTGTACGCTCATATACTGCTTGCCGTCATAGTCCATCTTCTTCACAGGTTCAATCCCTTTCTCACGGAGCGACCTTGCGGCATCGCCAAGCCCTCTGTCAAAATCCTCACGGGTCTTGTAGAATGCACATCTGCGGCAGTAGTCCTTAGTTGGCGTTACTGTCAGCGCACCGCACTCGTCAGACTTGACATTTGAATGGAACACGCAAAGGCTTACCGCTCCACTGCCGTTGTCAAGGGGCTTGTCCCTCTTAAATACCTCTCTCATCACTATCATCGTTTTCGTCCTCCTCTTTTTCAAAACGTTTCTCCCAGTGCCTATCCACCACGCTCAGCACAAGGTACATCACTACATCTATGCCTGCAAGTACGGCTATAGTTATCAACAATATTCCTACAATGCTCATTACCACTTTCCTTTCATTTCAACTTCGACCTTGACCACGGGTCTGCCTGCTTCTCTCACTGCACGCTTTATGCTCTCCTCTGCTTCCTCGTAGGCAGTTTCTTTTATGCTTACATACCACCTGTATGCTACATACATTGTAAGCACCACCAAGAGCGCTACCGCTGCGGCACATCTGATTATCTCTAGTACGGCTATCATTTTCTCACGTCCTTTCTGATCTCTCTGCTATCCACTTGTCAAGCAGCGTTGAGTATATCTCATACACATATTCGTTAAGCTTAATGGCGCACCCAAAAGGATACACGCCCTGTCTGAGCCCTGCGTTCAGCCTGTTCACATTTGTATTGAAGCCTGCGGCTTTCAGCCGTTCCACCGCTTCTACCGATGATATTACTCTGAGCATTTAGTCCACCTCCTCGATAGTCAAAAGAGTTTCATGCGGCGTAACAAAAACGCTTACTTTTTTCATAGCCTCACGCTTGCTATTGGCAAATACTGTATGTACCCACCTGCGACTATACTGGTCTACTGTTGTTACTTTGTACATTTTCATTGCTTTGTCACTCCTCATTGTGTTTTCTGTCATTTCTGCTTCCAGCGAACATATCCTGCAAGCATTGCTAGTTATCATAAGCGACAACGGAACTGTGTTGTCAAGCCCTATTAGCATACATATACCGAATGCAAGCGGACTTGCTAGACACAACGCAATACCGAGATAGTACGCTATCTTTTTCAAATTCAACGTTTGCCCTCCTCATATTGTGACCTTGTTACAATCAGCTCTCCGTCAAGAGTCCAATACTGAATGACCTCTCTACAGGGGTCATTTTCTGTTCCTGCACCTTTCAAGGCTCTTGTTACGATCACCTGCTCAACCCTAGCACTGTCACACCCTCTTGGAGTAGCAGTAATTTTCTTTTCCACGTTTCTCTCACCCCTCTTTAATCACCTGCCCCCTCACGCCTTAGGATATGGCGTCGGGTTTCTTGTCTTGCCGAGAAGATAGTCAACCGAACAGTCGAACATCTCCGCAAGTGACATTAAAGCAATAACAGCCTAAACGTTTCTTTTCCTTTAGGTGTAATAAACACCTGCGTGCTTGAAAAACCTGTTTTCTCATTAGAAAACTCCTTGATTTCAAACAAGCCGTTCTCCATTGGCTTTGCATATGGCATAAGCTTGCCCTTTTTATCTCTGTAAAGATACTTTTTATCAAGCAGGAAATTCACAAAAGTATTTTGCTTGACTTTAAGTTCCTTAGCTGTTTCTCTTATTCCCGTCAACAGATTTCTGTCCACGAGTTCATCAAAGTAATCAGCTTTCGGTTGCATAATCTGTTTATCAACAGTAAGCTGTGAAACACTTACTTGCAGAGCTTTTACCTTTTCATTGGCAATTTCCAAAGCCCTTTTCATAATCATCTCAGGACTGTTCCACGCTTCTTCAACTCTTATGAAGTACTGACGGAACTGCTTTCCTTTTTCACTTCTCTGCAACATACAGATCTCCTTTGCCATTGGGATTGTAAGTTGGTGGTCGGTAAGTTCACGACTTACCTGCCTGTTTCCCTCAGTACGAACCTGCTCATTTTTGAGCGGGTTGAAATCCTCACCCTCCGTAAATCCGTATTCACACATTCTCGGAAACCAGTCTTTATAAGCGGTCTTGACTTCAAGTGCCTCGTGTAGTTCCCTGCCCGATACTGTTGGGCGTTCAGCATTTTCATAACTGATTTTGATTAGTTCATTCATTAGTCATCTGTCCTTTCGTTTGTTTCGATATCTTCCAAAAGCATATCCGTCGAGCAATCAAGAATTTGTGCCATTTTCTTAAGACTTATAACATTAGGTATTCTTGCACCATTTTCCCATTGAGATATCGTATTTTGAGATACTCCCATTTGATTAGCAAACTCAGCTTGTGAAAAGCCCTTTTTCCTTCGAATAAGTTTTAATTTCTTCAATTGATTTCACCTCCAAACTATGATTATTTTGAGATTTCAGCATGATTAAATATCTCATATAAGGATAATATCACATATAGCGATTAATGTCAATCCCTTTTTGAGATATTTGTAAAAATAGCTTGACTCTAATCTCATAGAGTGATATTATTTGTTTAAGAGATACAAATTACATTGGTTATCTCATAGGAGGATTGCAATGAACAGAATAGCAGAATTACGTAAGAAAAAAGGAATAAGTCAATCAAAATTAGGCGAAATAGTTGGTGCTGCACAAAACACTGTTTGTAATTGGGAAAATGGATCTAGACAACCAGATAATGCAACACTTATTAAAATGGCATCTTATTTTGAAGTTTCTACTGATTACTTATTAGGATTATCCGATGATGAAAATGAAAGAATCAAATTAATTGCCAGACATTTGGAACAAATTCCTGAAGAAGATCGAGAACAGCTTGTTAAAAATTTTGAACAAACAATAGATATATACTTATCAGCAAAAGGATTAAAAAAATAAATAGCTTATAGGAGGCAATAAATTGAGTAAACCCAATTTCGAAATGGCACAAAATTCGGCAACCAATTTTTTATTAAGTCATAATATCAAAAGTTTAGCATTTAATCCCAAAGATTTGAATCTTGTTTCTGAAGGCATAATTATTGATACCATTGAAAATTATGCGAAACTAACTAATCAGCCGATTACTTGTTTCATAGGGCGCAATATTGATGATTGCTATGTCATAAAATCACAAGATTATTCAATTATTTTATATCGTGAAAACAGCACTGTATCTGAAGAACATAGAACTTTTGGTATCGTCCATGAATTGGGACATATATACTGTGGCCATTCATCAGATGGTCAAATACAAGAAATTGAAGCTAATTTTTTTGCTGCACAAGTTTTAATGCTAGAAATAGTGATATATTACGTTATGTATCACTATCTT